AAAAGTTTTAGATGATTCTCCAAATACAACTTCCCCAGAATTAAAATCTATATTCGAAGAAACTTTTAATAGTGAATTTTTATTATTCCATCTTACAACTTCACCAGATGCAGATTGTGAATTAACAATTTCACCTTCTAAGAAATCATTCGTCTTAAATTCTGGTACAAATATTGGAAGATCTTTTTCTGGTATAATTCTACCAGCAGAATTAATTGGATCATAATTTCCTGGTATTTCTCCAGTTTTAAGTAATCCAGAAATATTATAAGAAACTGTTCCTCCAATACCTCCAATATTTGGATCTAAATTTACAATTGTAAAGAATCGATATCCATAGCTCTCTGAGTTGTATCCTTTAGCAGTAGAACCAATTCCAACACTAATATTTTCAATTAAAATTCTATCACCAATTGCAAATGGATAAGATCCAGCATCACTGAAACTAGAACCTAAGGTAACCACAACATCTTGAGATGCTGGTATAAATCTTATAGTGCTAATACCAACACCATTTCCATTGTTTACTGGTCGAATAACTGAAGTTTCTTTATCGAGGTTATACGCATTACTTAAAATAGTAACATTCTTGTCACCTAAGTTGTATCTCAGATTTGTTTGTGAATTTACTTCCCCTGTTAATTCATCAACAACAATTAAATCTGGAGCAACATTATAGTTTCTGCCCACCGACGCAATTCCAATAGATTCAAATGAATATAAATCTTTGACTTGTAAAATTTGTGGAAGATTTGCTGTTGGTCTCAAACTTAAATCTGATGGATAATCAAATCCAATATCTTGCAATTCAATTTTATTAATTGAACCAATACTTGTTCCATATGAAACTAAGATAGCTCCAGTACCAATTCCACTACTTATATAAGAAACTTTTGGTAAAGTTTTATATGAAAGTCCTTTGGAAATTAAATCAATACCAACGATAGATCCATAGACTTGAGTAGAATTAGTAGAGTATTTTAATTCTCCATCATTTTGTGTGTAGAGAGCGTTCTCTGGATAATCTTTGATTGTATATGTGAACTGTGTTCCGCCCGCAGAAATAACTTCATAATTTCCAGAGTATAAACTCGTGATAACTCCGGAAAGGACAGAAACATTTGCATAATCTGCAGACTGAAGATTATGAGTCGATGCTGTAGATACAGTTACTCGATTTAATGTTGTAGTTCCAACTAAAGTATTGTCATAATTTGTTGTAAGGCTATGAGTATTACCAAGTCCAATATTTGTAAAATAAACTAGCGATGCTGTAGTTGCAATTCCAACAAAAGAACCTGTTGTTCCTAATCCAACTTTAACTGTAGAAATTCCTAATATATAATCCCCAAGACGTGCAGCATAGAGAACACTATCATTTGCAAGTTGATAACTGCTTATTCCATCTGTTGAAATGGAAATGGCATTCCCACCATTCGCATTGTAGATTAATTGAGTTCCAGTTTCAATCTCATGTTTTGGTAACCATAATGCCTGAGTAGGAATTGTGATCTGAGTCAATCCTACTCCAGGATTTGTAAATGTTAAAGTATATCCAATTCCCGGACCTGCAGTTGTTCCCAGTCCTACAGATTCTTTTGGATCAAAATAAATTTGTTTATCTAATTTAAAATTATAGGTTGAAGTTGAAATACCAAATGGTAATATAAACTTTCTTGGTCTTTCTGTAATTGCAATTCCGGCGGAAATTGTAGATATTCCTTGAGTTTCATTATAACTACGTCTTACTCTAATTCTAGACGAAACAGTATCTACATTTAAGACCTTTACTTGCTCTGCAAGAATTTGATAAACATCATTCTCTTTGATCGTAACTAAATTACCAGATACATTAAAATAAGTTACCAATCCAGTATATCCAGTCGAACCAATTCCAGTAGTTACTAAAAGTTCATTTGCAATTGATGTAATTTTTCCACTCGTAGTAATTCCAGAAGCTGTGAATGTGATGGTCTCACGATTTAAATAATTATGTGGATTTGGCGAATAACCAACAAAATTCTTAGCATCAGCAATTGGAATCATTTGGACATTAGTTAATGTAGAAGTAGCAATTCCAACACTTGTTACTTGGTTTCCTCCTACAATCGAAACTTTTGCGGAAATGCCAAATCCACCAGTGGTTTCGTTATCAAATACAATTTTATCACCTACTTGATAGTTTGATCCACCTGTAGTAATTCCAATCGAGTCAATACCAGATTTTGTTGTACTCTTGATCAAAGATAACTGTTTTTTGATTTTATTTGAATCTAAAACGTAGTCATAATAACTTCTAGATTTTGTGAGATGATATGGATGAGTGTTTCTACTCCAATTAGTCTCGTTAATGTTTATCTCATCTTGATTTGAACTTGCAAGATAATTAAATGATATTGGATTTGACTTATAGGTATTTCCTATTACATATGGAAATACTGGTCTCCTATAAGATTGGAATATTCCTGTGGAATCATTTACTGAGTTTATAGTGCAGAAGTATGCATATGTACCATCTGGATATTCTGGAGTTGGCCCATATTTTCCATTACTTGCATCAAGATCTCCAGTATTTGTAAATTGATAATCTTCTACAAAAAATCCTAAAGGATATCTCAAAATATTGGGTCTTACAGAACTTGAAACTTGAGTATATCCGGGAATCATTCTTTTAACAGAACCATTAGAATCAAATCCATATGGTCCATATATTGGATTTCCATCATAAGCCCAACCAATAATTGGTGAGTGCGAAGATGAATTGATTTCAGATCCTCCAGATGTTCTTAAATCTGGGACATAAATTGGTATTTCGCCAACTAATTCTTTTGCAAGTGCCGAAGATCTCAATCCTCTAGATGCATAAGCATGACCATATTGCAATCCATATGATTCGGTTTTAGACTTCAATAAAATACCGTCATCAAGATTAATCTGATTAAAGTATAATAATCTTTCTACTTCATTTACTCTCCAAGATTTTATTTCTGCTTCAAACTGAGCACCAGATCCTGCTGCAACAATATCAATATTTGTACCTTCGGAATATCCAAGACCTTCAAAAATTACTTTTACATCTACTAATTGTCCATTTTGAACAACTGGAGATAATACTGCACCAGATCCTGTTGAACTATTGATAATCAGATTTGGTGACGAATTATAGTCATGCCCAGGTTTTGTAACAAAAACTTGCTTGATTTTTCCATTTGAAATAACTGGTATTACTTCTGCTCCAGATCCACTATTCAGAGAGAATGTTGGTTGTCTATTATAATTGATAATCTCTTCACTTCCATATTCTACACCAGAAGAAGTGAGAGAAACTGACGTAATATTTCCTCTAAAGATAGGATTTAAGATGGCTTCAAAACTTTGTCCAGTTAAGGTTGAAATTCCAATTCTACTTTTTATTGTAAGTAGAATTGTAGATCCACTACTTACATATCCGCTACCACCATTAATAACAGAAATGGTTCCAATTTTCTTTTTCTTTGCTGTGGAAAGCAATTTATGATTTCCAGCACCATATGATGTCAAATCAACGGTATTAATTCCAACGGCAGAATCTGTAAAGGTTTTGTGTAATTTAATAGTGAATCCATCCTGAACCTTGACGTAGTATTTTGCACCTGTTGTAAGTCCACTTACGTTTGTTCCGCCCTGAGTATCATAGATTACTTCTTCCGAATCTCGGAACTTATGATAGGAAGAGAAACCAATCGTATCGTTCGTTATATTGACCTGTAATGCCCCTGCGGATGAGTTGAAGGATGAAGAGTGGTCAAACTCGATTAAATTAGGTTTGACCAAAGCTCCAGATCCACCACCACCTGTAATTGTAATAATTGGATCTTCCAGGTAATCAAATCCGGGATCAATGACATCGACTCGGACTAAAGATCCAGTTACAGTACAAATGCCAGTTGCTCCAAAACCAATTGCATCTGCAATATGAAGAGTTGGAGGGTTGATAACATCATAATCACTTCCAGATGCAGTTGGAACTACCTGCTGCAGTGGACCATAAAAGATAATGTCAGTTGTTTTATAATTAACTAATTCAACTCCATTGATAAACATTCCCGTTGTTCCAACAGGAGTATCATATGATAACCCGTCACTTTCTACTGGAGATATTTTACGAATTAATTTCTGTGGCTCTACTTGTTTTGCATTTAAAAGATCATCACTAAAATCATATAAGAAAAATACATTATTTGATACGGTTCCACTTACAGAAATATAATTCGCCGTAAAGATATTTTCTCTGCTTCTTGCAATGCTAATCGTAGTATTGTTTACTCTTTTAACAAAATATATGCCGGAACGTAAGTCTAATTTATTTGTATTAACTGTTGGATTATAAACAATCGCATCTCCAGTTACAAATCCATGCGTTCCAATTATTAACTCAGTTCCTGAGAAAGATCCCGAGAAAGTAATTGATCGATCATTAATTGCTAATGGATTATTATAATATGTTGGGAGTGAGTTGGACGCAACATATAAAGTATTATTCAGATTCGTATAAACGTTCTGAACATTAGTAGTATATTTTGTTAAACTTGGATAATTTGTTGTAGATACTTTGGAAACGTTTTTCCTTACGGTATAAAAAATGTTCGTATTTAATTGTCCTTGGCCAGTTATGTTAAAGGATAACTTACTGTCAAATCCAGAAATACTTGCTGCGTATACCGAATTAACATTTTCTGGAATAATTTCACCATAGAATTCTCTGCTATTTGATGAAATTAAAGTAATTGAATCTCCAATTACAAAATCATGTTCATCAAATAAATTGACTCGATAAGTATATGATGAGACATCTACTAATTGAATTGATTTTACATCATATCTTACTGATACATTAAAGAACCAGTTGTTTGCTTTTGCAGAGGATAAGTTTGAACCAAGACTTTCTATTTCAATTCTTTCATCCTTTTCATAATAATAAGTCTTATCTAAAATTTTAAGATCCGATAATACACCTGTTATTCTAACCTTTACAATGTTATCTGTAGAAATGCCGACACGTCCATATGCATAGGAATCCAACACAACTTCTTTTTGTGATGGAATTTCTGAAGTAATATTAGAGCAACCAAGAAACTGGTTTAGTGTTTTTTCCTGATAAGTTACGGAAAACTCAGTATCTGTAGCCTGATTTAAAATGAGGGTTCCTGATTGTGGAAATCCAACTGTCGAGTCAACATCAAGAGTTGTAACACCGATTCCTGCAGTTGTTACAACTCTTGTTTTTGGATGAATTGCAAATGTGCCATATGCCTGGAAATCTGTGTCTTGATCATGATCAAGACTGATAATAAAATACTCTTTTTGCCCTCTAAGAATTCTTTCTACTTTTGAAACAGTTCCTTTTGCAGGTTCAAAGAATCCACCATCTTGATATAACGTAGATCCTACAAGATCATTTGGATCTCCTGTAATTTTTTCTACTACCAGATCTTTTGTGATATAATAACGAGCATCGGATGGTTGAATCAAGTAATCGCTTGGTTTGATAACCGAAGCTTCAGTATCTCCATACAAAGCATAGAACAGAATTTTAAATGAGTTATCTGTTCCCTTTGTCGAGTAAAAATCTTTTACTTGCTTAAGGAATAATGATTCATTCAGTTGAGAATATAGGTCTCTTCCATCAAATCCTGGAGAAATTTGCTTTTTAACTTTGAGAAAAAATTCTTTTAAGAAAAGAACACTTAAATTTGTTACAACAGATTCATTTACATGTTCATCAACATTTGTATCGGCAAATACAAGTTGATCTACAGATGTTGAGTCTTGATATGATGTTGTTCCAGAAAATCCCCTCTTACAATTTACAAATGAAGTGGAAGTCTTTGATTCATATGTAATGATTTCATTATCAATCAACAATAGTCCATATGAGTCTGGAAATCCTGTAGTAGATACGACATTAATCGTCGTATCATAAAATTCTACAAAAGAACTTAAAGTGGTCGAGTCAATTAAGTTTACAAGACTATCTAATTTTACATATTTGTCAATATTCTGTAAAATATCAGATGGCCCACTTTGAAAATCTAAGGATCTATAATATTGCGATAAAAATTCAACAAGAAGAGGAAATTCTTCTCTAACGTATGATGGAACCTGATTTTCAACGATTAAACTTGTCTTGACTCTAAATTCTGACATATTACAATCTGATTAAATTCCCGTTTGTGTAACTTGAGGTTACTGTGTATGTTGATCCAGAAATATCTGCTCCAGATGAGATATCATCTGTTTGCATATTTAATACACTGTTATTAATATCTAGTTGCAAATAAAGATCCTCTTTTCCAATCACATCATTTGAATTTGGAGATGCAGAAATTTCAATAATTCGCACACCATCCTTCGATTTTGCTGCATTTGTAATTTTAATTGGATATAGTTTTACTTCCCCTCTTTCATAATCAATTGTACCAACATTATTTCGAACAACGACTGGTTCTGTAGGTGAGTTTAATTTAAACAGGAATACTGCTCCTGTTTTTTGATCTACATTCGGTAAATCTCCAAGATAAACAGTATCTACGATACCATCAACATTAAATCCCGATGATTTGATGTTATATCCACTCTTTGTGTTCTTTAAGTGGAATGCATTTCCAAAACAAATTTCATAATCAGCAAGATAATTTACTTTTGCCTGTAAATTGCGACGAATTGTGATTTTTGTGATATTTGAAGTGATTGCTTGATGACTGTCATCAACTATTTTTTGGAATTTACTATATTTGAACTTGGATCCATACTTATTCAGTTCAATTGAGTCCGAATACGCGGAAATATTGCTTTGAATGATTGATTTGACAGTTCCTGCTCCAGGAGCTATATTTGTATTGTAATATGCAACAGTATCATATTCAACATACAGATACTTAAGGTCAATAATTTCTGCTACAATACCAGCAACAGTATATTTTCTCAATTCTGTTATGATTGTGTTTTTAAGAATATCCGAAACAAAATCTCCATTATAAGGTTTGATAGAAATATAGACTTTTCCGTATCTTGGTGGATTTAAGGTCTCTCCGCCAAAAACTGAAATTGATTCTGTCTCCGGAAAGATCTTAGGAATAATTGCTTCATAATCTGCAGCAGTAACTGCACGATTTTGTGATGCATAGATTCGTGGAGCATACTTTTTAATCGAATCTACAGATTCAATCTCTTGGCCGTTGTTTGATGAAACGTCAGTTGTTAATGCTGAGATTGAAGTTGTGACTGGAGTGCCGTTATTATCTAAAACTCTTCCAGAATATGTAAAATCTGATATGCCATTTCCATATTTGCCATTGGTGGTGACATAAGAGACTTCAATGTAGTTAAGATTGTCAAGTTTGACACCAAAAACTCCATCACCAAAGATGAGTTCATATCTCTGGTCTTCAATCTCTTGAATGAAGAAAACCTTTGATGATGCGTTGATTCCAATTAAATTGTCAGCGAGGGTAAATTTCCTCGTAACCGTGCTGTTCTGCGTGTTCCTGACGCTTACACGTATCGATGACGTATCAATATTGGGGTTTGTCAGAATAAACTTTTGATTGGGATTATTTGCATCTACAGTAAATGTCTGAGTAAGATATGTTCCCTCATAAACTGTAATTGAGTCAAATGATGCAATATTATTGACGACAGGCTTTGGGG